CAGATGCTTCGAATGTTCAAGGCTCGACGCTTGCAGCAAATGTGATTGCGTCCAGTTTGACATCTACAGGCACGCTTGCTGCACTGACAGTCACCGCAACTATTTCAGGCTCGATCACAGGCAACGCAGGAACAGCAACAACTGCAACGACTGCGGATACGGTCACGACTGCAGCGCAAACTGCGATCACATCGGTTGGCACTCTCACCGCCGTCAACACAAGCGGCGTGATCACAGGCACGAACACAACCGCATCGACATCGTCGGCAACAGGTGCGCTCATCATCGCAGGTGGCGTTGGCATCGACAAAGACTCGTACATCAACGGACACAAGATCGGTCGGGGTGCGGGAAACTCGGATACGAACATCGTCATCGGTAGGCTTGCGTGTGACACGAACACAGGCACGAATGTTGCTGCGTTTGGAGTGGGAGCGGCTGAAGGAAACATAGGCTCAAATGTTGTGGCGATGGGGTATCAGGCGGGGCTATACAACGAGGGAACTAGCGTATTAGCGATTGGATACCAAGCGGCTGCGTACAACCATTCAAACAGCGTAGTCGGACTTGGAGCGGGTGCAGCCGTTGCCAATACGGGTGTGCAAAATACTTTTATTGGCGTAAACTCAGGATCATCCAACAACGGTAGCAACAACATTGGCATCGGTGTCGGAGGTCTACAATCAAACACGACTTCCAATTCTGTTGGTATTGGGAATGCTGCGGGTTATGGCAATACAGGATCATCATTTACTGCGATTGGCACGCAGGCAGGTTACGCAAATACAGGCGCAAATCTAAGTGCAATCGGCTTATTCGCTGGTTCAGGAAATACAGGTGCAAATTGCACGGCAATAGGTTATCGTGTTTTGGAAGGCAACACCGCAGCAGGAAATACTGCAATTGGTTCAGGTGCAATGTTTCCCGCTGCTGCGATTTCAGGCATCAACAATACTGCGGGCGGTCTGACCTCGCTTGACGCTTGCACAAGTGGGACTTTGAATAGTGCGTGGGGTGCAGATTCGCTCGGCGCATTGACCACGGGCGCATCTAATTGCGCCATCGGTTCAACTGCGGGAAGCAACATAACCACGGGTAGCGATTGCGTTTTTGTAGGCGCAGGTACAACCGCAGCCGCAGTCGGCAACACAAACTCAATCGTGATCGGTAAGGGTGCGGTCGGACTCGGCAGCAACACAACGGTCATTGGCGTGGCTGCAACGACTGCGGCGACTATCTACGGCGCATTAAGTGTCCCAAGCACAACCGCATCGACCTCTTCTGCGACAGGTGCAGTGATCATTGCAGGTGGCGCAGGCATTGCGAAGGACTCGTTCATCAACGGTCTGCGTGTTGGTATCGGTGGCACAGGCGCAGGTCTTGTGACATCAAATGCAGCGTTCGGAAAAGATGCGCTAACGGGCAACACTGGAACGGCAACGATTGGCATTGGAGAAAATGCAGGATATGGAAACACAGCGACTGCAAATTGCGTTTTCATTGGACAGTATTCTGGTTTGTCCAACACTGGCAGTTCGACGCTTGGCATTGGCACATATTCGATGTATCAAAACACGGGAAGTGCCTGCGTTGGCGTTGGCATTGATGCTCTCTATTCCAACAACGGAGATCATTGCGTTGCAATTGGATATGCAACGCTTGCATACAACGGAATAGGAAATCAAGGTGTCAGCAATACAGCGATCGGATATTTTGCAGGCAATGTAAATTCTACGGGCGCACGATCAACCTTCATCGGTCGTGATGCTGGAGTTCTAAACACGACAGGCTCTGACCAAGTTTTCATCGGAAGTGATGCGGGAGATATTTGCACCGTAGGCACACAAAATACAGTTCTTGGATCGCAGGCTGATCTTGCAGCAAACAACGACAATAATTCAATTGTGATTGGATACAACGCAGTTGGACTCGGAACAAACACAACCGCCATCGGCAATTCTTCAACAACAGAAACCAAGTTGTTTGGTCAACTGACTCTTGATGCGACCGCTTGCATCTCCGCAGCATCTGCAACTGCGCTTGCGCTCAAGACAGTAGTTCCTGCAGGAACAGGGGTCACGCCGACAATACAAGTCATCTGTCCATCGGCTGCATTTGCATTACAAAATGTAAACACGACTCAAGCAGTTTTTAATACTCCAGTCGACACAATCTCATTGCAAGCCGCAACGACCTACATGGTCGAAGGTCAATACTTGTTGCAAACAGGTACGACCTCACATACAACTACGATTAGTTTTGTTAGTTCTGTAGCAATTACAACACCAAGTATTGCCTATACGACAATTGCTTCAGCACATTCTTCAGCAAATGCGGCGGCTAATGCACAACAGACAAGTTTCTTTACTGCAATTGGCGGCGGGATAGTTGCTAATGCCAGCACTTTGCAAAATACAATCATATCTTTCAAGGGAATTATTCGTACCACAGACGCAGGAAACCTTGTGCCAAACATTTTGTTTAGTGTTGCACCTGGTGCTGCAGCAAACTTTCTTTTGGTCGGCTCGTACATCCGTTTTTATTCCATTGGATCAAACACGATCGACAGCGTCGGGACAGCGATCTCATGACACACAACAAAGCCTGCCCATGTTCAACTTGCAAATCTGCGAAGCCTCCGCTTTGGTGGATCGACTTCAACGCAGAGAAGCAAGTCATCACGAAGGACGGCATCACCGAGACATTCGAGGCGACTGAGGCTCGAGCCGTCCGTGCGTTCGCATCGGGAATACAGCAGGACATCGACAAGGTGATCGAAGAAGTCTCACGCAAACTCTCCGCATCCATCCGTGCAGGTGACACGGTGACACAGCGACAACTCGAAGAAGTGCAAGCAGCACTGAAGGCATCGCAGCGCAAACTCATCGCCGATCTTGCAAACACGGCCAAGCCGTACGCACAAACAATCGCAGAGGCTGGATTTGATCAGGGCGCATCGTTGGTGAGTGGTGCAGCAGGATTGCCACCTGCTGGACCGAACAACCCACTCGGAGGTCTGCTATCTGGCAAGGCTTCCGAGTTTGTTGTCGAGGCAACCAACCGTGCAGCGATCCGCATGGCACGATCAGTCTCCGACTCGCTTGCCGAGCGTGTGTCGAACATCATACGCATCGGCATCGAGGAGACTGCGACAGGCACAGATGTCATCGGGCTGCTCGAGGAAGCAGGCTTTGACGAGAACCGTGCGCAGACGATCGCACGAACAGAGTCTGCTCGTGCATACACCGATGGACAGAATGCAGCGTGGGAGGCGAGCGGAGTTGTGAAGGGCAAGACATGGCTTGTGTCTCCGTTCGCTTGCGAGTTCTGCGAAGCCGCAGCGAAAGAGTTCGGCGAGAAGTCAGTCGGCGTGAATGATGCGTTCTACGAGCGAGGCGCAACGATCACGGGCGCAAGTGGCGCAACTATGGCACTAGACTTTGATGACACGAGCGGACCACCACTGCATCCCAACTGCAGATGCAGCCTGCTACCAGTAATTGACTACGAAGGACCTGACGAATGAACCTACAAAAAACTTGCAACGCAACATTCAAGGCGATCGGCGATGGACTGACAAAGTTCACTGCGATCATCACGACGCACGCCATCGACCGAGATCAGGATGTCGTGATCCCGTCCGGCATGAACTCCAAAGAGTACGAGGCAAACCCCGTGCTCCTCTACTCGCACGATCCGAATAAGCCGATCGGCAAGATGGTCACGATGCGCCGTGGCGAGTCCTCGATCGATGCAGACTTTGTCCTTGCGCCACGACCCGACACACACGAGGGCGAGTGGCTGCCTGACACCGTGGGAGCGTTGATGAAGTTTGGCGCACTGAAGGGCGTGTCGATCGGATATATGGCACTCGATGGCGGCGTGCGAAGGGCAAGCAAGGAAGACGCAACGAAGTACGGGACAGGCGTGAAGCAGGTCTACAGCAAGTGGAAACTCCTCGAGGTTTCCGTGGTCTCGATCCCGAGCAATCAAGAGGCACTCATCAACGCCGTGAGCAAGGGCATCGTCAGCACAGCAAGTCTCAAGGCTCTCGGCTGCGAAGTCCAAACAAAGGATTGCGGGACAGGTGCAGGCGGATTCCAACCTGGCAACGACTGCAGCGATGAAGGCGGAGGTGGTAGTGGCGGAGGTGGTGGCAGTAGCAGCGACTCGGGCGCAAGCAAGCCAAAGCCTGCAGCCCCGAAACTGAACAACACGCAACAAGCAAGAGGAAAACCGCCTGCGGCAAATCTTGAAAAGCCAAAGCCGCACAATATAAAACTTCCGCAAACACCAGGGAGACTAAATGTCGACGAATTCTCTTCTGCGCTTGGCGCAATGGGATACACGGAAACAGGAAGAACTTCACCCGCTAGTCGAGGTCAAGATGGCACGATCACCATAAGAGATCGAAATGGTAACTCTGCAACACTTCCAACTCAAGACATTGTCAGGTCGGTGTATGCAAATTCATCATCGCCTGACACGAGCAGCGTCAATGTACCTGCTCGCAAACCTAAAAAATATTTGATTTCAATCGTCATGCCTGCGTATGTCCAATCTGACATCACCGACGCTGCGAAGGTTGCGATCGCCAAGATGCGTGGACAGTTTCGCTGACCTGCCTACAGTTTCAACATACAGGTGATTCGGATCGGTGACCCTAAACGGTCGAACGAGTGACTCGAACTGCGGCGTAGTTCAATTCATTTATTCCCATCATTAGGAGACACCACATGAAAATGTGCACCGTGGAGG